CTCTTTCTTCCCACCAAAGTGTCTTCAGAGGTTATGGCAACCTCCAAAGCTACTTTAGCTTTGTGACCAAGGTGTTACTGGTCTTGTGCCTTAGGGCACTCGATTAGACCGCGATGACAAGCGGAGTCCTTACCAGGACTGGATCAACATGTTAGTCTAAGCATTTAAAGCAGATACCATGGGGTCGAATAACTCGACCTCATATTCTACCATAAGAGTACCTGCTGACCCTGCTACGCCGGAATCTGTTCCGTACATAACTAAGGCAGGGCAATAAACATTCTTATCAGTGGCTGATGCTAAAGCACCATAATTCGCACCGTTGATATAACGGTAGTTCTTACCAAATAAACGGTCAGTCGGTACGATGATATCAACCGACTTATCGTTGGTACCCCAAACCGGGGCAACCACAGATCGGTCAAGTTGTATAACTTGAGCCATCGTAGTGGCAGTTGTGTCTCCCGCATCATACGTGAGACCCATACCAAAACGACCTGCGGTCGAGGTAGAACAAAATGGGATGTAAGATATTTTTAAGTATCTCCAATTCCATTGCGAATAATTCTGAGCAACGCCAGTTAACCAGGCGAAGCTTGAAGGAATTAAAGGTGTAACACCAATAGAAGCAGCACCTGCTGCAGCTATTGTAAGAGTGTTGACAGCCACTTCCGTATTGCAAATATAAACCTTTGCACCTTGCGACTTGATTCGGGCACCACCGGGGCGGATAACCGCTCCTCTGGCTGCTGGAACACGAGTCGCGAGTACGGACTGACGGGGTGAATCTCCGAGATAAGAAGCCATCTTTCTAGATTGAGCAACCGATTTCTGAACATTGTTGGATTGACGCTGTTGAGCGTTAGTTTGATTTTGTTTTCGTGACATACTTGAAGTTAATTTTGTATGGGATCCTCTGATTAACAAACAGAGGACTATACATCCAAGGTTCCCCGAAGGGCAGAGCCGTGTAGTCTCTTGGCATTTTGGTTAGCACTGAAATAACAGTTTTGGTCTAATTAAAACCTTGAACCCCATGAATAGTTTCACAACATATTCAGGTTGAAATCGAATGGACCCACGTCAGTCGACGTAGGAATCCATATCGATAGGAGACTCCAGGTGAGAACCCAGAGTGGGACGATAGATTACTTCAACAGGCCGAACAACCAGGTCTTGATATAGCCCCGAGCGAGGGAGGTAGTAACCAAACTCACGAGGGGACTCTCTAAGAAGCTTCCTGAAAGACATTAATGTCTTAATAGGAAACGATTTTAGAGTCAAGGACTGTTTCTCGGTATCAAAGCTACCGAAGTTCACACCAGTGAAACTCGGAGCCTCACGAATCTCCCTTTCGTCCTCTTGGAGAGGAGCGAAAAGGGGAAGAAATCGGTACACCATATTATGCTTAATCGAAAGTTGTTTACTAACAGTCAAGGAATTAGATAACACGGGTGAGCGGAAAGCCAACTGCTCAACCACTCCTTTTGAAGAAGAAAAGTCCTTTCCAAATAGAGAGTGATAGAGGAAATTTGCTAATTTCCGTTGAAACGGAGTGTAGTAAATTGAATCCTTCACCTCTGGGAAGACAGGAAAACCAACACCTCCCAGTGGGAGCGAGATGAACAAGGAAAAGTTTCCTTGTTGTGTAATTTCCTGAATTGATGAGATATTATAATGGAGAAATCGGGCATGAGCCCGAGCTTTGTTACAAGCACCGTTCATAACGATGCTATAGCACTCACGAAGAGGCTTAATCTCATCAGGACGTTTGGATTTCTTAGACGAACCAGTTAATAGACCCACATTTAGATAAGGGAT